GGCCCCATGCGGCAAGCGCAATGAGGCCCCCCCAGACACCGGCAAGCAACGGATGCAGTGGTCAGTCCTCGCAGCCGCAGGCCCGGTAGTCTTCTGGCTCGTCCCACTCATCGGGCTCCGACTCCCCCTTCTCCTTCTCCTTCTCAAGGGCGTCCATGACCAAAGCGATCTCCTCCAGGGCATACGCCAGATCACGCAAGCCTACGGGAGTCCAGATGAAATCGGGGGAGGCGACCAGATGAGCCTGCGTACCCCCACGGGTGAACGAGATATCGAGCTTGGCGAAGTTGGTCGCCATGATTTCGCCATTCCGTAGCCTGCGGCGGGGTCGGATGATATTGCTGATGGGTGTAGGTAGCGTCACGATGCCTCCTATTTGTTGGTGAAGTGAAGCGCAAGAGTCGCAACCATTGAGAGTGCGGCCCAGGCGCAGAACGAAATGGAAAGAGAATCACAGATCATGTCAGCACCATATCAGCAGTGGGATCTGCCAGACCCAGTCTGGCGCGAATTGAATCCAGACAGCGGGCATATGGCCTCCTACAGGTCGAGGAATGAAGCGAGAGTGGGGGCGGACTCGATACGGTCCAGCTCCCGCTGGGCGAACCAGATGATCTTCTTGAGATCGCGGCGGGGGTTGCTGTGGGAGCCGTTGTCGCCCAAACGGTAAGCCGCCTTGAAAATGTTCCCGACAGCGAAGTTCATTCCCTTGTATTCGATCAGGTCTTGCAGCTCCATTGCCCCATCCGGCAGCTCATAATACGACGCACTACCACCGTCATTCATCAGAATTCCTCCGTTAATAGGGCTTCTACATCCGGGTCAATCGGGTTCAATAGCCCAGTGATCGGGTCGTAACGCAAATGGAACGTCTTCCCGGTAGCCTGCCCGGTGAAGCGATCCTTAATGACGCGCAATAGACCGATGTCACGTTCATTCGGGTCTTCGGCCTGTGTGTTGCGCTCCAGGCCAAACATGAAGAATGACCAGAACGCAATAGCGCGGGCACCCTTGAAGTGCCTTGCCATTACCCTTCCACCCTCCTCATGTGGCTTACCTTCTGGGGTGGCGAGGTGCGAAACGAATGTGACGATGATCTTCAGTTCATTCGTTAACCGAGCCATCGCTTTCATGATCCGCTCTAATGAAGCCCTCTCGTTATCAGGGTCTGCCATTGCGGTGAGGTGGTCCAGATAGAAGATCTTTGTGCCTTCCGTGGCATTCACAAACCGAATGAACTGCTCGACGCCTTCCCAATCGGCATTGCCCCAGGAGTCATACAGCTTCACTCGTCCACCCAAGGACTCGAGCGTCTTCCTTAATTGCCCCCTGTCGGTCTCCGTATTCGGTAGGTGGTATTGAGCCCCATCAATCTTCCCGGCAATACGCTGCGCTGTCTCGACCGTGTGTTGCTCCAGAAATAGCACTCCCACGTTCTGGTTGAGCGTACTCACGTCGAATGCGATCTGTTGCATGAGCCAGTCGGTCTTACCGACCCCAGTGCCCGCCCCGAGCGCGTACAGCTCGCCCCAGCGACGACCGTAGGTCGCTGCCGTGAGCCGCTCGTCCCACCAAGGAAGCCCAATCTCGGGCTGTATGAGGGCCTGCTCGATCAGATCCCCGATGTCCCAGATCCCCTCCGGGGACCACTTCCGCGCCCGCCGAATGGCGTTGATGATGGCCTTTTGGTCATTGGCCCTCAGGGCGTCGTTCGCGTCCTTGTAGTGGTCTGGGAATGCGGCGATGTAGGCCTTACCCACAGGCAGCATGGCCGCGACCTCTGCCGCTGCTTCCCGCCCGGGGTCGTCGTTGTCGAAGAAGAGGACAACCTTGTGGAACGACGTAACCCAGGAGAATTGCGCGGCAATGGCCTTCTTGGCCCCCTGTGCCCCGTTCTGTAGGGACACTACAGGCCACTCATGTCCTTGCACTTGTGAGACTGATAGAGCGTCGATCTCCCCCTCGGTGATGACCAGGGCGGTCTTCCCAACGGCTTGCCAAAGGTGCTGGCCCCACAGACAGACACGTTTGGGACTTCCCTTCCAGTGGAAGTTCTTGTTGCGATCCTTGAGCTTCTGCGCCACCACCTTCCCAGCGGAGTCCCGGTAATCGGCAATCTGCCACCGACCATCCTTCGACAGCCGATAGCCGAACTTCCGGCACGACTCCTCGTCAATGTGCCGTGCCGGTAGAGCCGCGTACGAACCGGGGATAAGCCCGCTCTGTTGCTGCTTTGCCGGGAGGGCCTCGTCGGTGTCTTTCACTTTCCACGTCTCCCCGCAAGCGAAACAGGTCACCCAGCCTCTATCGTTGGTCGAGGCCGCGTCAGATGATCCGCACTTGTCGCACTCATGATGCTGCCTCACCCATTCGGACATAGACGATTACTCGTTTTCGTGTTGTGGTCTGAATTATCGTCTCCGTTGGTATTGCCATACCGCAATCGAACGGCGTTTGGCGGGAAGCCTGGGGCTCATGACATAGATGCCCGTTTTATGCCAGCACAGCTCCGAGAACACCGAGCCAGCCGCATTCCCGAGCTTCCGGTAGTCGAGCCCCAAGACGCGCATACCCTCGTACACGTCCCATGCCGTGACAAAGCCGCGCTGCTTACCGAGATGCTTGGCGACGGCTCGGGCCTGTTTGAGGAGGGTTGGATCAGTCTTGGGTTTCTTCGGTGGCGCTTTCTGTCGGAAATGTGTGACGGTTCCCATTCGGACCTCCGCTAGTGGCTGGTGATATCGACTATGATGGAGCCCAGAATGTCTGGGCGCTCGGTCCACCGTTTGTGAACTGTGAGCTGGGCTACCTGCTGGTCATCCTCGAAGGCGCGGCCATTGAGAACGTCTAAGACCGCCTTGGCCCCGTTGTCCACATCCCACCGGGGAGATGGGAGTTTGGTAGTGTTAGGTCGTCTTGCCGCCAGGACCATGTGTACCGCCACCTCCTCAGGTTTGAGGAACTTGGCGAATGGGGGTAGCGAATCGAGATGATCCGCTACCATCCCCAGCCAACTCCGGTACTTCGGGTCTGTGTACGCAATCCCCTTTCCCCGGGCGATACAGCGTGTCCGGGGTCTGGGGGCGGCGAGCGGCTCGAATGGAAGAACGAACCGTAGGTAGGCCATTAGAAGGGGATGTCATCGTCGGGCATATTGTCGGACGTGTCGCCCATGCCCTCATACTCATCGCCCACATAATCCGGCTCATCGTCACCGGGCTCGGCATCCAGATTGATACCGTAGTCCTCAACATTGTGAGAACTGCCGTAATGGGCCTTGTGGACCACCACCAGTTCGAGGTTCAGGGATACCCCAAAACCACCCGCTGTGGGGCTGAACCAGGCCTTGACGCTGAAGCCAACCGAGACCTCTGAACCCCCGTAGATGGCCTTGTTCTCGATGGGCTCGCCGGTCTTGGCGTCGATGACCTTGATGGACGCTTCCACGCCCTTGCTGGTCGTACCTGGGCGGTTGATGTTGACCAGGGTCATGCCCTCGATCTCTTCACCGTCCTTATCAACGGCGGGCTTCCACGGGACCGGGGCGATCTGCTTACGGTTCGCGGGCTTGGACCATGCGTCCAGCTCGGGGAAGAGGGCCTTGCCTTCCGCGTAGGCCTTCTTGAGGATCGGAGTGACGATCTCGGTGGGGGCTACGACGCGACACGTCAGCTTGCTGTAGGTGTCGGGCACGTCCAGGGAGGGAAAGAACGCTTCCCCGCGAACCGCGTACTTCGCCTTGCCGAATAGAACTTTCTTAGCCATGGTGTTCCTCAGAGTGGGTAGAGGGTGACGGGGCCGGTGACGCGGGTGACGCGCATATTATAGTTCTTGGCGCTGTAGTCCGAATATCGGATAAACGGAGTAGCCATCTCTCGGGTGCTATCATCGCCCGCACCTGTCATCGTGCAGAAACACGCGACATACCGATCATCGAGCATGAGGCTCAGATCCCCATCCTCATCGAGAAAGAACGATCCCGCCATGATTTGGTACAGGGGAACGGTCGGTGTGTTCTCATAGGTCGCTTTCATTCGATTACCTCCTGGCTTGCCTAGCCATTGTTAGTCTGTGCTGCGGTCAGCCCACAGCTCGCTGTCGGAATAGTCTTTGGAATCCCACCCCTCGGTCTCGAGGTCTCCTGTCAGCTCGGGCTCGGTCTCCTCGATCTGGCCGTGCTCGGTCTCCTCGATCTGGCCGTGCTCGGCGGCTTCCGCCCAAGCGGCTCTCATCTGCTCGATCATCCGGACTTGCTGGCGGGCACGCTCTACGGCTAGGTCGTGGGCTTTGCGCCGGACCTCCTCTGCTGCGGCCAGCAGCTCTTCGACTCTCTGGTCGGCCATGTTTCTGGTCTCCTACAGGTCAGCTAAAAAGGTTGGGGCACCCGCGCAGCCGGGAAAGCTGCACGGGTGCAATGGTTTACGCGAAGAAGTACGTCGCCAGCCGGACCTCGTCCAGATCGAAAGTTCCCGACTTGGTGAAGGGCGGATTGGTAATCCCGTTACCATTTAGCCACAGCTCCACCGACTCCTGGGGCTCGGCCTCGTACACCCACACAAAGGCGTCCCTGAGCAGCGCGGCCATCTGGTCCACGTACAGGGCATGTGTCCCGAAGCTATCGTGGATCAGGCTGTGTGAGTGGATACCCGCCCGCTCGGCCAGGACCACGTACCGGCGCAGGGCGCAGGCGTCCAGGGAGTGGATGAAGTTGGGGGCCATCGACGCAGCCTGCTTCCGCGAGTCTAGCGTTGCGCCAGCCCCAGCCACCGTGAGCTGGTACACCCCGGTAGGCCCCGAGAACCTGAGGGTTCGCGTGGTCGTCTTCCTGTTGTCCTGGCGGGCCAGGAAGCCGTCAGGGGTCACCCACTCCATGGGCAGGTTCACCTTCGCCGCTGACCTGGCCGCTGTCTGGAGCCATTCCATGGTCGTCAGGGCCGCAGGCAGCACCGTGATCATCTCCTCCCAACAGATCGGCTTGAGCCAGTGGGCCGCTTTCAGCGCATTGCCGTTCAGGACGTCATTGGGGTCCACCCCAAGCTTCTCGGCCTGGGCCTCGATGCCCACCATGATCTGGTCCGCCTGTCCGAAGTACGTCGCCCCATACGGCAGGGTCATCACAGATTTCTTGGCGATGTCTCGCGTCACCCCGAAGGTAAGCCAGGCCTGCGCCCATTCATTCCCAGCCTCGGCCAATCGTTGCACCCGTGGAAGTATGCGAGACGCGATTAGGCCATAGATGTCCTGCCTCTCTGCATTCGTACAGTTGGTGGCGAATGCCATGTCCCGGTCCCGTGCGAGCGCAGCGAGGTGTTGCAGTCCATTGTTGGAGCCATCGAGCTTCACCGGGAGGTGCGAATGCCAGTCCAACTCAGTCATGGCCTTGAACAGGTCATAGCACGCTGCGAGGGCCTGGTAGTGCTCAACCCCATCAGCCGCCCAGAACCCCAACCCTGAGCCCAGCGGGTCGGTCGCCACCAGCTCGATGTCGTCCCAGTGCAGGATCGTCCACAGCTCCCGCTCGTCCAACGGCAGCTTGTCCTTGCCGAAGAGATTGGCGACGTTGATCCGCAACCACTTCATGGCGCTGTCGGTATTGACTCGACGTCCCTCAGCAAACTCCAGCAATCCCTGACCCAGGTCGGAGGACTGCGGATTGAGGTCGGGCGGGATCGGGTACAGCCGCCCCCGGAAGTCCATGTAGTGGGGGAAGTAGAGTTGAGGCTCACTGTAGAACTTCCGGGCCAGCCACATGATCCGCCGTGACTGTTGGAGCTTCGATTGGTAGCTCGCCTTGGCCTGGTACGCCAGCTTCCGCTTCTGGTACGCCGTCTTGCGTTCCTCCTCGGTCGCATCCTCGGCGGGCTTGGGGGGGATCACGGGCATGGTCTTGATGTGTGGGAGCTTGATCTCCCTACGCTCGGCCTCGGTGATCGTATCGAGGACAAAGCGGTTGATCCTCCAGGGCGTTTCTTGCACCGCATTCACAGCTTTCCAGACCTCAGGCATCCCGACCTCGGTCACCTTGGTGAGCTGCTCGGTATCCTTCGAGCGCAATCCCCCCGCGTACTGGCGGGCGACCTCGGAGATATAGCCACCATCGCTCGGGTTTGACCACCGTAGCGGTGGGACCAACATGGGCCACTGCTTGAGGGACGAGAACTCCAGATCCCGCACCAGCATTCCGAGCTGGTCACTCAGCAGCTCCCCGGGGTAGACGAGGTACACCGACTCTCGGGCAGTCACCCACTGGAGTTTGTACTCCACCACCCCCGTAGCCTTGAGGAGATCGACCAACCAGTGCCCCACCCTGATCTGCTGCTCCTGGGTCCAGGCCTTCCATTCCTTCACTACCTGGGAGGCCTTCCGGGTCATGGAGACGGTCGCCAGGTAGCTCGGCATCGTCTTGGCCGCTTCCTGGGCATATCCATGCTTCCTGGCATCCACCTCCCGGTACTTGGTAAGCAGGGCCTCGGTCTCGATGGCCGCCCCAAGATCCCGAGCCAGCCTCACCAGCTTGGGCTCCCCGGTGAGACGCCCAATCACGGTCTGCAAGGCCAGGAAGGCCACCAGGCCCGGGTCGAGCCCGGTCTCCCTCAGGAGGACCACCGCCCCGTGCGGACGCCCCTGAGAGCTTCCTAGGCCCTTCTCCACGGTGTTGAGGTAGTCGGGGAGAAGCTGGCGGAAGAGCCGCTTCCCGGGCGAGGTCCGGAAGTACGCCCCGGATGCCGTAGCGTCCTGTAGGTGCGTGTAGTACGCGACCTGAGACGCAAAGAGCATCTCGGCCTCGAGTTCGAGCTGGCGGTCTATCGTGCTGGTCATGTCACCTCCAGGGTGTCGAGGACTTTCGCCTCTCCTACAGGGCAGCCATAAGTACCCCAGGCACCCCTTCGGGAGCGGACACCCTTCGGGAGCGGACACCCAGAAACCCAACATCTAAGCGGTCTGGGACTTATAGCTGACCTGTAGAAAAGACAAAGAGGAATACTTATAGCTGACCTGTAGAAAAGACAAAGAGGAATAAGGGAGTACTAGGGGTTCCTTAGGGGTAGCCCTAGGAAAGCCTGGAGACCCCTAGTTTCCTAAGGGGTCTTCTGTAAGAGGTTTTACTTAGGAGACGGGGGATGAAGGAAGGGATAGTCCTAGGATCTCCTCAGAACGTCGCAGGAGACGTCAGGAGTCCTAAGGGACATCCCATGCCTGCAACTTCCTCAGCCTTGCAATCCTGCCGCGGGAAGGTAAATCTGCAAGGTTACTCAGGAAGTTAGGGGCAGGGGAGGGAAGATCCCGAAGGTGGGAACATCGAAGTAGTCCCGCCGCAGGATACTTCCCTCTTGTAGGATCAACACCTTAGCCTGCCCCACCTTGGGCACCACGACCTACATGCCCGGGGGTGGTTCCCACCAGTCACGCATACGTCCTTGGAATCCCCCCGAGGGACTAGGCCCGAGGCCCATATCCCAAGCGTGCTGGATCAGCACAACGAGGGCCTGGAGTTTCGCAGCGCGTAGCTCGGGCTGGGTCTCGTCTGGAAGGGGTACTGCCTGGTACAGATCGACCAGGGCGTCGAACAGGGTTGGGGCTCCCATCAGTAGCACACCGTCTGGTTGTGGAAGTGCGTGCAGGAGAAGGGCCGGGGGTGAGCCTGCCTCATCATCTGCTGGTGCATCTGCATCCGCTGGTTCATGAGCATCTGCTGCATCGTCCAGTCCATCTGCTGCTCGGCGGTCTGGGATCTGAGCTTGAAGGGCGTGCCGGGGATCGGAATCCCGGGCCTCCCGTCGTCAGCGTACTGCGGGTTGCTCACGCAGCCAACGAGCAGGAAGGCCGCGAGCATCGCGAGGAAGGTCTTGGTCATGGTGTTTTCTCCGTAGTGCAAGTATCACAGCAGATCGATTGCCGACCTGAGGTTCGCGGGTGCCACCTTGGCATACTTCATGGTCTGGTTGATGGTGGCATGCCCCATCAGGTCCGCGATGGAGCGTAGGTCGGCCCCCTTCTGGACAAGCCAGGAGCCGAAGCTGTGCCTGAGGATATACGGCACCCACATGGGGTCATCCACCTTGCCCAGGTGCTCCCTGACCAGTTCCCAGTACCGGGCGAACTGCTCATAGCGGAAGGTGAAGAGCTTGCCGCCCTGGGCATTGGCGACCAGATGGTTGATGACGCTCCGGATCTCCTGGGCTATCGGAATGGTCCGCGCCTTCCCAGTCTTGGTGCCGTGTACCGACAGGTACTCCTCGGTGACGTCCGCCACCGTGAGACGTAGGGCCTCGCCCGGCCTCATCCCCGTGTAGGCCAGGACGAGAACGAACAGGGCATAGTCCATCTTCTCCCAGGAGACGAGGGTATCCACGATCTGCTGCACTTGCTCCCGCGTCAGAAAGCCAATGCGGGACTCGGTCTGCCCGATTTTCTTGATCCTCGGGAGCCGCTGAATGTAGCCACATTCATGGGCGTACCGGAGCGCATAGCGGAGAACCGTCAAGCGCCGAGTGATCGAGGAGCCCTTGAGCCCCCTATTCAGCTCCCGGGCGACGTAGCCGTCGATCATCTCACGCCCTATGTCCGAGAGCGGGGTGTCGTGCCCGAAGTACTCCCGCAGGGCTTCACTCGTATTGCGAGCCGTCGCCTTGGCCTTGGACAGCGAGTAGTGGTTTTTCCACAACAGGTCGAGCAGGCGACCGAAGGTCATGGCCTTGGCCCGCTTGTGGTTGACCTCCTCGGCCTTTGAGGCGAGAAGGGCAGGGTTACGCCGGACCTGGCGCTCCCGATCCTCGGCCTCCTTGCGGGAGGCGAAGGATTCGCGGATACGCCGCCCGGCAAGAGAGGCAGGATGGTCAACCTGCCACATATTGCCACGCTGGCGGATGGTCATAAGGTCTCCTATAGGGCAGTGAGTTGGGAGAAGAACCGCTTCCCCTTCGGGGTCATGAAGACCATCTTGTAGCGCCGGTCCTTCGGGCCGGGCAGACGGCGAGCAGGTAGTCGTCGATCATAGGGTTACGTCCTAGTTACGGTACAGATACAACCCAACCACGACTGAGATCAGGCAGAGTAGGACGAGGTCAAAGGGTACGAGAGTCATGATCACCTCGGTGTTGCACGGCTACAACAGTCGTGCGTGTGAGATTGTACGTCTAGGGGTTGCTGGGGACAACAGGCCGCTGCCCGTAGCGCGTCCAGGCCTCGCCAGCGGCCTTAGCTGCGTCGAGCGTCTGGAAGGTGTAGGGGTGTGGCGTGAGGCCACAGCCTTTGTACCAGCACAGCAGGATGACAACCTTGCCCCGGTCCTCGACGGTAGCCCAGCGGTCAGCCCCTTGCGGTTGGTAGTGCGAGATCCCGAAGAAGGGAGGGGACCACGTCGGTGTAGGCGTACCCTCGCGCTTCTCTAAGTGGTCGGGGTGCTCACCGCAGCCACCGCAGTAGTACCTGTCTGGATACGCTTCTGGCCGATCCAGCTCGGCGGGGACTTTCTCCCTGTCGTTCGCCTTAAACCAGCCCATCAGCAGCTCTTCGACGTTGTCGCTCCCGCACAGCGGGCAGTGGTATGTGGAGTGTGTCATGTAGGTCTCCGGTTGTGTGTGAGTGTGAGTGTCCATGTGAGCCCCCGGTGACCCAGGGGCTCAGGTTGACCCCCATGCCCTAGTAGCCGTTGACCAACCAAGCATCGGTCATGTAGTGGGCCTGGTCCCTGGTCAGGTCGAACAGGGCGCGAGCTGCCTTGTCCTGCGCCTCACGGGAGCGATGGACCCAATCGACGCAGTACTCACGAGCGAGGGCCTGCGACAGCTGACTGGCGACCGCCTTGGTGACCTGACCCGCTGCGATGGCCTCGCGCCATGCGGTGACTACCAAGCATCCGACGTAGTACGTGCGGTAGAAGGCGACGTCCTTGTACTGCCAGTGCTTGTAGAGGTCGAGCTGGCGACGACGGTAGATGGTACGGGGACGGGGCGGCATCCGGCCTTCGGGGGAGCATCCGATAAGGTGGATGCGCCAATTGCCGGAGGGGAGTTGCTCCTGCTCGATCAGGAGGAAAGCACCGATCTGGTTGGTGAACTTCATTGTGGGTCTCCGGATTCCTCCAACAGGGCCAGAAGCTTCGGTATGGCGTTGGGCATTGTCTAGGCCTCCATCATGTTCATGTAGTCGGGGTCAAACCACTGATCCACCGTGGCATACAGCCAGGCCTCCTCGTGGCCCATGCCTTCTTCCTCGATCAGGGAGCGGTAGCAGTCCAGAAGCGCCAGGAAGGCCTCAGGGCCTTCAGCAGCGGGTAGGGTATAGAACGAAGCGTCGTGTGGGATGGTCACGGGGCAATCCTCAAGGTCGTGATTGTGCGGTTGAGGAACGCGGCTCGACTCAGGCCTTCCTGCCAGAAGCAGGCGAATGGGCCGGAGTACCGTCGTCCCGTGTGGTTGTGTAGGGAGGACCAACTAATGTCGATCATGGGGCAAGCCGCGCTCTGGTAGGTAGCGGCGGGGTACTGATGTAGTACCAACCTCCGATGAGGTTGGATTGTGCCCAATGCCGCCCATACGACGCCGTTTGACCGGCGAGGGCAGCCTGGACGCGGGCTGGTGTGGTCCGGGCGGTCTGGTTGATGTGGCGCATCACGCGGACATTGTGGGCGCAGCGGGCTGCATAGAGGGCGACTGATGCATAGAACACGTTCCTTCTCCTATCAGGTAGGGATACCGTGTTAGCTGCCCCTCCGAGCAGCTAAGGCTGTAGCCCTGTTAGTCGATTTAGCGATACCAACGCATCATTTCCGCCCCTTCCAGGGGAAGCCGGTTCCCCTCAGGGCACGCCCGAGAACCTGCCAGTACCGCTTGTGGCGGCGGAGAGGTGGAAGGTTGGTGATCAGATGGTTGTAGTAACGGTGAGCCTCGGGGCTTAAGTAGATGCCGCCGAAGTAGTTCAGGTTGGTTCTCATCGCACGATCTCCACTGTATTAATCAAGAGCCTCTATTTTGTTGAGGTAATCCTCCACGTCGGACTCGGTCAGCCACCCGAGCACGTCACGGAACTGGTTTCTTCGAGCGTGGGTCACGCCGTAGACGCCATCGTTAGTGAGGGGGGTTGCGGAGCAGAGCTGGCCGTTCCTGAGGACGGCAAGCTCGAACAGGTTGTGTTCCCCCCCATAGGAGGAGGGCGTACGTACCACGCTAGCACCGTATCCGTTGGGGAATTCGACGCACGCGATGATGCCCGTAGGGAACACTCTGTGTTGCTTAAAATGAAGATCTGTAAATTTCATATTCATGCCCTCCAGGGCACCTCAGTCAAAAGATAGCGGACGTAGTACCTAAGGTCGTGATCTTCGGCGGCCTGTTCCCAGTACCAGTCCGCGTCCTGCTCGCAGCCCCGCCGTGCGGCGTCTTTGTGCTGTTTGAGCGACCGGAGTTCATGGCGACGGTATTTGATGGTCTCGAGGGCTGCGGCTGCGTAGTACACGGTCAACCTCCGAAGAATCGTGCGATAAGGATGAGTGGTGAGACTAGGACGAGTGGGTACAGGGTCGCCCGCCATATGAGACAGACGACCTCTGCTAGGTCACGACCTAAAAGCCGACAGGTTCGTGTTGGTGGACGATATGAATTGGTCACCGTGTGTCCTCTAGTTCCAGTGGAGCTACATGTGCACTGGTGCGAGTGCTAGTGCTGGGAAAGGTGGACGTTAACGATACCGTTCTTGAAGCACCCGGCCTTGCAGGTCGCGCAGTGTCCTTTGATGTGGGCGTGAGTCTTTGGACACTTGAACATACGACGTCCGGTACTGGGGTTGTGGGTCAGGGTCTCATCGCCGAAGAACATGATTGAGGACGCATCCAACGCGGACCAATCTTCGGGCGTGTTAGACGGGTCCAGGCTTGCGAGCACGCGGATGTTGCTATAACGCTCAACCAGATCTTGCACTCGAGCCCACAGTACGGCATTGCGCCATGCGCGGGTCGGGACCCACCAGATGGTTCCTGGTGTGGCGCGTAGGATGTTTTCCACCCGGGTGACATCAGTGTGGTTTGAGAAGGCCTCGCCGCGGGTCATAAGACGCGCCCGCTTTGTTTGTTTCCTCTTGCGTGATAGTGCGACGGCCAAACCTTGGGCATCGTTGTCTGCCCAAGCGGATTCATTGCGGGCGTCTTTGCCGTGCATCGCGGGATACGCAGCAAAGAGCTTGTTGTTAAAACAGTGAGTATCACAGTAGGAAGTGCGATGTACGCAAGAGGATGAGATGCGGCGGTCGAGAGCAAACATGCCGATATCGGCGCAGTGGCGAAGGACGGTAGCGAGTGTGGTCTGTTTCATGGTGTGTACCTCACGATTGGTGTGGTGTGTGGTGTGAACAGTAGACAGCCCACTAGCGAACTAATGGGCTTTCGACTGTTCCGCGTTTGTCGCAAAGGTTGCTGTTATGCCATTGCAGCCAGCTTCCCAAACGCGGATAAGGTCAGGTCTTAGTCATCTCCGGTAGCCTTTCGGCCTTCCGCCCCCGTCCCCGTCGTCGTCTCAGTACGCTAACCGGATGGAGGGCCCCGTGAAGGGGTCATGCATTCCCTGCGGCCTCGTGATCCTACCCGGCCTGTCGGGGCTAGCCTGCGCTGCCGCTCGGGTAGAGGGGGAGCGTGCGGTTCGAGCCGGTCTCGCCCTCACTTCCAATGATAGGAAGGTTCCCTGGGATGTCAAGGTTGCAGGGATGGGAATACCGGCGCTCTTATAGTGTGTGGGTGTGTTAGGTAAGCTGTTGAGTTCTAAGGGTTTGTCTGCGTGTACAGATGAGATTGCCACCCTACCCCATTGAAACGAAAACTGTGGTAGAAAAGCGACACCTGGGTATGCATACAGTACCCGCGAACCTTCTGCGAGCCCCACGAATCCTCGTTCTAGGCCAGTGCATCCACCTATAGGATATAGAATGTCTTACTTATCAGCGACTTAGGCTAGACGTGACGTGGGTGTGTGACATGTAGGTGTGTGACGTGTGGGTGTGGTGTGCCTAGGGGTGTCAGGCCTCGCAGCGGCCCCACGGGGGTCCGCAGAGCGCCCGATTCAAAAAGAAGGGCTAAAGCCCTGTTGTTGTTGTTTTTGTTGTTAGTGCGCAACAGAAGATGTGGTTTTTTTCCGACAGCTTCCCAGCCCCCCATGGCCCCTCCTAAGCCCCTCTCCTTAGGACACCCCATGCCTTTCCTGGGAAAGGTGGTCGCCCCTCTCCTTAGGACACCCCATGCCTTTCCTGGGAAAGGTGGTCGCCCCTAATAGAGCACTGCCCCTATCTATATAAGGGCCGATGCTCCATTAAGACCTTCGACTCAGAGGATTACCATGCCATCCCCAGTACCCCCGACCATCCTCCCACCGAAGAAGCAACGCACCGTGGGGCATGGATCGCAGCGTAGAAAAGCCTCAGGCCGACCCAAGTACGTCCCACCAGAGCGGCGACGGAACGTGGATTGGCCTGTGGTGACCCAAGCCGAGAAGGGAGCACGCGACCCATTCGGGAAGTTCGGGATCACGCAAGAAGAGGCCGCAAGACGCTCCAATGCGATCCAAGCGACGTACCCGAAGTGGTATCGCTCCGACGCGCAGCGCAAGGCCCGGGTGGGCAAGAAGCATTGGAAAACGACCGAGTTCCATGACTGGCTGTGGCGCTTCACGATATCCCACGGCAAGAACCGGCTCCCAAAGGACCACTTCCTCAGGGAGTTCGGTATCACCATCGACCCCTTTCAAGTCATGAAGTCCCTGCACAAGAATGCGGGGTTGACCAAGAAGGAGACTGTTCAGTGGGAAGAGGTTATGGCTGAGATGGAGGCCTATCGAGAGCAGCAGGAAAGACTAGTGGAGCCTAAGCCGGAGCCTGAGCCCAAACCCAAGCGTCCCCGGGGGAGACCTCGGAAGAATCAACTATCGCCCCCGGAGTAACCCATGGCAATCGAATCTGCCCAATTCATCGCTGACCTGAATGCTGCCCTCCCCGGAAAGACTGACTGGATCTCGGAGGGAGACGACCACCTTCGGCTCTTGAAGGCTGTGCTGCTGAACACCCTGATCAATGCTGAAGAGCCCCTGGACCTCGCTTACGTGGCCCGAGCCCTACCCCCTATCGGTTCCATCATCATGTTCGCGGAGGACACCCCTCCGGATGGGTGGGTGCTGTGTGATGGGGCTACTCATGACCGGAGTGATGGTCAGGGCACCATTACGGTTCCGGATCTGCGAGACAAGTTCATTGCGGCGGCGGGTGTGGAGTACACCCATGCGGACCTCATTGGGGCTGACACCAAGGTGGTGACCTCGACCAATGCGGGGTCGCATGGGCATACCGGCACCGTAGGACTCGGGGGTGCCCATAGCCACTCGGGCGTTACCGGGTCCACGTCGCTCACCATCGCCCAACTCCCTGCCCACAATCACGGAGGGGGGAATCACACTCACCAAGCCACGGATTACGTGTACGGTGGGGCTGACCGGGAGAACAACACCGGCAGTGTCTCGGTGGGCTATCTGAACCCGGTCGCCACCACCAAGGTATCCGGAGCTTCCGGAAACATCGCGAACCTCGAGGGGAGCAACCAGGGCCACTCTCACATCATCAATGAGCACGCGGGCCACGCTCACTCCCTGTCCGCCGAAGCGGCAGGAGAGCACGCCCACAACATCACCGTGGATGTTCGCCCTCGGGCCTACGTCCTCACCTTCATCTGCAAGATCTAATCGGAGAAGCACCATGGCACAGACCAAGAAGTCCTCGTCCTCGACCAAGACCCCGGCCAAGCCCCAGAAGCGCCCGAGCCACACGGGGTTCGCGATCAACGACACGATCAAGAAGATCAAGGATCGGAAGAAGATGCTCCAAGATCTGTGAGTTATGGCTGACCTGTAGAAAAACACAGTAGACAATGTGAGGACAGGACCATGCCGAATCTCAAGATCCGGGGGTTTGGGGGCGTCGGTCTGATCAAAGACCTCCCGGCCTCTGACATCCCACCGAATGCGTGGACCACAGCGAACAACGTCCGCTTTAATGACCAGTACGTCGAGCGTTCGGGCATCTTCAAGGATCTGGGTGTGGACCTCTCCGAGCTGGTCGAAGATCCCGCCCACATGGATCAGTTCGTTGTGGGGACTACCCGCGACGACCTGATCATCGTGGGCCGGGATAACTCCATCTTTCGGTGGAACACCGCTACCAAGGCCATGTCGGATGTGACTCCGACCTCTGAAGACTGGTCCGACACGCCAACCGATTACCCGGTCTACTCGGCCATGGTTGCGGGCGGGCACACCATCACGTCCAAGGCCGGGTGGCCTGTTGGGCTGCGTCCGGATGACACCGAGTACTCCCCCTTGATGGACTCCAACGACACGTACAAGGAGTCCCACTGGCGCTGTATGGCGATCTGGCAAGACCGGGTGATCGTGGCGAACGGCTCCAAGACGGGGGTTGGCTCCTGGCCCTACCGCGTCATGTGGTCCGATCCGGTCCAGAACGGGCAGCTCGCGACCGGGTGGGCTGTGGATGACCCGCTTGCCACGGCAGGATGGGTGGATCTCTCGGGACTGGACTCGGAGATCTTGGACATCAGTGTCCTCGAGGACATCCTGATCGTCTACACCCGCAACGGGGCCATCCGGATGTGGGACTCTGGTGGGTCCGAGATCTTCGCGAACCAGAAGACCTCCATGAAGGACGGCGTCATCTCGTCCAAATGTGTCGCGACCATCCCAAACATGGGGCACTTTATCGTCGGCAACTTCGGGTTCTACCTCTTCAATGGCACGACGGTCCACCAGATCGGGCAAGACAAGGTGGATACGTGGTTCCGGCGTATGGTGGATCTGGAAAAGCGGGACTATATCCGTGTCCACGCGGACTATTCCGCAACCGAGATGTGGGTCATGTTTCCCTCGATGGATGCTGATGCCCGCTGGCAGGACACGCCCTACGCGAACCAGGCCTTGGTCTGGAACTGGTCGAACGATACCTGGGCTACCCGGGACATCCCCAACGTCACGTCCGCTACGGCCATCTTCTTCAAGCCCAGTCAGCCGCCTTGGGATACGCTGGGTCCAGAGCTGCTCGAGGGCGGGACCGGAAGCCACTTTACGAACTGGTTTCATGACGATCCAACGCCCCGGTACATCACCGACCCGAAGAAATCATGGGAGGTGGACGAGTGGGCGGGAAAGAAGATCATCATCCGAGACTACAAAGGAAAGGGGGAGTACACGACCAGCGTCGTCTCAAACACCGCAAACCGGCTCTACATCGCTGACAAGGCTACCCGGATCTTCTACACGATCATCGACGGGAAGTACGTGTGGGTAGGTCAGTGGGTTACGGGACAGACCCCTCAGTACGAAATCTACAACACGGATGAGGAGATCTCGGCAGCGAATGTGTCGTGGGCGGATACCGGGGGCACCTGGGCTGACTCGAATCAACAGCTCCGACATCTCCCGATCTTCATGAGTGGCTCCTCCGACGACTTCACCGAGCCCCAAGCTCTGGTGTATGACAGCTTCGCGAGCGGTAGTTTGATTACCCTTCCAGAGCGAAATGCACTCTATGCGAAGTTGGAGAAGATCGGGGAGGATGGGGACCAAATCGGTGTTCCGATCTCGGCGCATATCTTCCTCACGGAGTTCATTCCGCAGGGGTCGGCGCTTCCAGGGGAAATCTTCAAGGTCTCTCTCGGCAGCTCCCTGGTTCCCGACAACAACTACTCTTGGTCGGAAGCTTACGAGTTCGATCCTGGGGTAGATCGTTGGGTGAATGGGCGGAAAGCAGGACGCTATGTCGGGTGGCGAATTGAGTCTGAAGGATTCAACCAGCTCAAACTATCCGGTGCTGATGTGAACATTGAGATCTTGGCGAATAGGTGATCCTATGCCTACACCGTACTACCCGCCCCGACCGTATCAACCGAAAGCGGTCTTTCGCCGGGGGGATGACTTTATCCGGTTGCTCAATAAGGAGTTTCTTGGGCTTTCCGAAGACCTGCAAAGGTATGCAGCCCCTACGTTCCAGATATCCACACTGACCGCGGCAGAGCTTCATGCGTATGGGGATGGGGTGGGTGGGGGTGTCATCCCGGTCTCCCAGAATGATCCGTGTGCGGCGGGGAGCTGGCTATTTCCCCGGTCAATGGTGCCGAACAGCCCACTGTTTGCGGCTATTCGGTATGCGCGTGATGGGAATGGTGTCGGGAACTTCAACTGGAAGATGGACTACGAGATCGCCCGCATCAACGACGTTCCCGTGAGCGGCTCGATCAGCAACAACCAAGTCTGGTCTGATGTCTGCCAGGATACCGGAACCAGTGGGAAGCATTTGGTGACGCTCTTGGGGCCGGTCTGGGTTGATGGGACAGCGCTGGACCCCCTCGTGACCTTCGAGTTCGGTCGGTCTAGCACGGGTGGGCTGGATACCGCTGTGGATTCAGCCACCTTCTATGCGCTCTCGTTCATTTATCTGGATCAGGCCCGGGGCACCCGGTATCCACAGCCGTTGGTCCCTGACCTAGGGGTGTAGTATGAAGCGTGTGCTCCCAGAGCTATCGTGCCCCGACTATACGTTCTTCGCAGAGGACGTGATGGGCCGCACCTTCTGCCACGTCACCATGCACAACTGGACTCCTGGGGTCGCGAAACGCTTCTACCGGGAGTTCCAGGCATGGTTCGACACGCTGGGACAGCC